CCTCGGCGGCTCGGACGCCCCGCGCTTGCAGCATCATGCAAAACTTCTGGCTGGTCGCGATAAGCGGCAAAAACACCAAGCTCTTGCGGTCGGCGCAACGTTCCGCCATCACGTCCGCGATTTGTTCCAGGTACGGGTCAAGCGCGTGCCCCACCTCGGCTGCGTTGAAATCGCCCGCCGTTTGATGCACACCCATCAAGTCCAGTCTGATCGGAATCGTCAATGCCTTGATCGGACACAAATACTTGTCGCGGATGGCGCGAGGCAAGCTGTACTCGTAGGCCATCGAGTCGAAGTAGTTCCCGAGATTCCGCAAGTCCCCGCGATCCGGCGTCGCCGTTACGCCCAACACATTGGCGGGCGAAAAATGATCGAGCACCCGCTGGAAACCGTCCGCCAGGGCGTGATGAGCTTCATCCACGATTACGCAGTCGAAATGGTTGGGCGCGAATTGCTTCAGCCGCTTCTCGCGCATGAGCGTTTGAACGCTGCCCACGGTGATCGGATACCATTCGTTCAAGCTGGACTGTTCGGCTTTTTCGACGGAACAGCCCAGGCCCGTCGCCCGCCGCAATTTGTCGGCGGCTTGGTCGAGCAACTCGCCCCGGTGCGCGAGTATCAGCGCGCGCCCGCCCTGGCGCACGACGTTTTCCGCAAGCCGGCAAAAGCAAAAGGTCTTTCCCGCTCCGGTGGGCAATACCAATAGCGTCCGTTTCCGCCCTGCGGCCCATTCGCGTTCGATGGCGGTTATGGCTTCGAGCTGATATGGTCGTAGATCCATCGTAAATCCCTTTGTATGACCCCGAGTTTGGCGCGGGTTCCGGCGGGGCCGGAAAGCGCGTCTCGTTGCGTGGCGCGAAGCCAGCGCTCCGCGTCGATAACCGTCTGGCCCGGATGCAAGGCGAATGTCGCCGGGGGCAAATCGGACGCATTCACGCCTTGCACCCAGGTCCAGAGGTCAGGAAGGAGCATTAGAAGGGCGCATCATCGTCGCCGGTGGCCCACGGCGGGATGTCTGGCGCAGACGCCACGGGCGCGGTGGTGTGAGCCGGGGGCGCCGTGGGGCGTAGCGCCGCAGCTTGCGCTTCGTATCGTGCCTTGCCGTCCGTGGGTTCCAGGTACGTTTTCAATTCATTCGCGATGGCGGCGGATCCATCTTTTTTCTTGTACTCGCGCAGGCCCAGCGCGCAATAACCGGATCGGCCCGTTACAGTGTTGAACATGGTCGCATTCACCGGGTCACCGTGTTTGCGCAACCCCAAACTGGTGAAAAATTGACCGATGAACCCCATGGTGCTCGTGTACAAATAAAATTCCTTCTTAATCGTGGCGTAGCCCACGCCCGGCGCTCCAGCGCTCACCAACACCACGGCCTTCTTGGTCCCAGCCGGGATCTTTTCCGTGCCGTTATGAATGGCGCGTATCATGCTGGTCACGGTAAAGGGGTATACGCCTTCGGGCAGTACCGTATTTTCGGTCACGTCCTGCACGTCCTGGATCGTATCGTCCCAATCGTACGCGCGGAGAGCTTGTTCAGTTGTTGCTTGCATGGTTCAATTCTCCTTCCTCGATCAGTTTCAGAATTTTCGGCCACCATTTCAGAATCTTCCCCTCGATAAAAGCGGTGGGAAGATTTTCAAGTTTCGTATCCGCGGGGTAATAGCCATTGCGCGCGATGATGGCCATCAGCGATTTTTCCGTGACCCCATTGAATTTCATAAGCTGAGCCAGCCCGGCGTGCACCGAAGCCGCGGCATCGGTGGCAGGCGGCGTGGATGGCGGCACGGGCGGCGGTTCTGCCTGGGCCGCCGCTTCCTGCGGCGGCGCAGGTGGCTCAGGCGGCCCAGCAGCCGGGAAGCAATGCGCGACCGACTCGAAGGACAGCGGCAGTTCGTCGGGCAGATCGTAGCGGTTCTTCGCGTCCCAGCACACATGGTGCGTCGTGTACATCATGCGCTTGCCGCCCTGGCCCTTGTTCGTCTTCGTCTTTTCGTCCTGAACTATGAACACCTTGTAGTTCGCGAAAAATACGCAGTCCGCCCATTCCTTTGCGAGCGCGGCGCTTTTCTTGTCCAACTTCATTTCCCAGCGGTCGTAGCTGCCGGTTTCCTCGGGCAAATCGAACTTGCGGCATTGCGCGTGCGCCAGCAGTACGACATGGACGCCCTTGGCGCTGAGTTGCGTCAGCGAGTCCAGAAACCGGCCCCATTCTTCCGCCAGAAAGGTATAGCCCTTTCCGTAGCCGAGATCCTCGATGCCGCCGATCTTTTTCTCGGCGCAAATGGCGTCCGCCGCCATCCGCAAGGCCCAGTCCGCCGTGTCCAACACCATCGTCTGAAAGCCTTGGGTATCCTTGGTGAGTTCGGACACGATCTGTTTGAGCCACTGCCACGAAGTCGGGATAGGTGCGCGCGCCACATCGAGGTTGCGCGTGCCGCTCTCCGTGTCGATGAAAACCGGGTTCGGGAATTGCGCCGCCCAAGTGCTCTTGCCGATGCCCTCGACGCCGTACAGCACTACTTTTTGCGGTCCGCTTTGCTTGCCTCTCGTAATAGGTATAGCCATGATTACCTCCATTCCGTGTCGCCGTCGTCGTCCAGCGGCATCGCGGCTTCGGCGTAGGTTTGGCCTTGAGGAAGGCCGTTCTCGATAATGATGCTGCACTCGTTGCCAGTGGACACCCGCGTGGCGATTACTTGCAGGCCCTCGGACTCCAGCCACTTCGCAAACGCCCGCATGGTATCGAGATCGAATTGCTCCAGCTTGTCCATCAGCACGAAACCGCACCCCGGATTGAGCGCCTGCACGATGGCTACGGCCACGCGCAGTTGCTCGCTGCCGCTCATGCAGTCCCACCGCTTGCCGCCGTAGAGCAATTCACCGGTTTCAACCGTCAGTCCGTCCAGCGGAAGATTGGCGCCATCGAGCAGCGCCAGGCGGGCTTTGCGGGCCGCTTCCAATTGCGCCGTCTTTTCCGTATACTGCGCTTCGAGGACGATGGCCTCATCGAGCGCTATCCCCTTCTGTTGGTTCGCCCGGACTGCCGCGTTGGTGGTTTCAATGTCGAGCAACGAGGCTTCGATTTCGGCGGTGCTCTCGTCTCGCAAATCCTCTGCGGTTTTCCGGGCAGTTTCTATGTCAGTCTGGATAAGCTCCTCTTGACGTTTCAGGCTTTCCAATTCGGCGGCCAGTGTCCCGATTCGATCTTGGCAGCCAGACAAGTTCTGGCGAAGCGTTTGCAACTGGTCGCGCTTGCGCTGGTTTTCGCCATTCTGCGCGAGGATAGCCTGCTGCCGCTGGATCAGTTCCAGCGCTGATACGGGTTCGGCCGGCGCGTCCGGATGCTCGGGCAATTCCCCCGCGTACTTCTTCCGGGCATCCCACAACTGCCCGATAGCGTGGCGTGCTGCGTACAACTTCTGTTCTTCGTCTTCGAGCGCCTGCAATTGCGGTCCAATGCCCAACACCTCCAACAGCGTGTCCGCCTTGCGCTTCGTATCCGCGTTCAAGAACTTTGGCAGGTCCAACGCGAATTGCGAGATGAAACTGTCGAGCAACTTTTGCCCCGCGATCTTTCCGGACGGATCGACGACTTTCAGCGTCGAGTTTTTCCCGCGCCGCTCCACTGTCAGCCCGTTGCTGAGCGTGATCTGAGTCAGCGGCGGATTCATGCTGCCGTCCCGGCCCGGACTGCTCGGCGCGAATTTTGCCCCGCCCAGTGTCCACGCGATTGCGTCCAGCACGCTCGTCTTGCCCTGGCCGTTTTTGCCGCCGATCACGGTAAGACCTGTTGGCCCCAACTCCATGTGGACGGCCTTCACGGCCTTCACATTCTCGACGTGTAGCGTGGCTACCGTCACCCTTTCGTGTTCCATAAACTTCCTTCCTTTCTGTCTGGTTGTTGTGGCGCTCAGTTAAGCGCCGGTATTTCTGCGGTAGTGAACGCTTTGTCTTGCATCGGCGCGGCGCTCGTTTTCTCGTATATCGCGGCGGACAGAAACTCAAGGGAACTTTCAAACTGAATACCCCCCAACTGGTGAAATATGTTCTCAGGTTCTCCGACGGTAAAAACTCGTTTGTTCAGTGCTAGGGCTATGCCAAATTCGACATTGCGCCCGCCACGTCCGGCTCCAGGAGTTTCCGGCGGATCGCAAAAAAATACCAACGTGTCGCTGCGGCCGATATCTTCCCAGTCCTCCGCGGCCCATTGCGCTTTTTCAACATTGGTCGCCTGTTCCTCCTTGCTCTCGTGGTTTCCCTCCAGCCACCGGCTGGTGACCTCCATGCCATGCAGTTTCAAATGTTCGGCTAACTCTTGTAGCTCTTTGCGTCTGTCATACCGCGCTGCCAAGTAATACTTCATTCCGCTCTTTCCGTTTCCAGTCCCGTTGTTTAGGCTAATTATTCCGCGCC